GCAGATGCGGTCGGATACACCCATCATGCAAATGACTGGTCAGACAGTCGTCCCTGATATTTGTTGTGGTGAGCAGCGTTTGATGCCTAAGCCTGTGCATGATGGATTCCAGGTTAAATGGGGTCCGCCTGCCTGTCGGACTGGCTTTGGTGTTAGGCACCACTGGTTTGTCGCAGCATTTGATCTCCCTGTGACAGTCGTTGGGACAGTGTTTCGTGGCTGTTCGTGCAATGAGGTGGTTAGTCTGTGTGGGCGTGTTGGGCAGTACATCCCTGTCTATGCGCCTGGTGCCATGGCTGTCGCTGCAGCCGAGTGGGCCAGACTATTCATTGCTGTTGCAGCTCACTTTGATGTGCTCGTTGATAAGGTGCGGAGTGTGGCACCTTGGCCTCATTGGGTGAAGCGTTTCCCTCCTGCTAAGCGAGAGATGCTAAACCAGATACGGGCCGAAGGCCAAAACGTTACTTCAAAGACTGCTGATTGTTTCATCAAACGGGAAGTGGCGATGAAGATTGAGCCTTTCGAGTGCATCATTGGTGATGATTTCAAGGATCCACGGTGGATCCAGGGGTGCAAACCCACGATCACAGTTGCTGCTGGCAGGCACACACAACGCCTGGCCAAGAACTTTCGTGAGGGTATGCGCCCTGGGAAGCTTTCACTGGATGGCTCTTTTTGTCGTCAAGACATTTTGAGCGGCAGACAAATTGTTTATACCTCAGGACTGTCTGCTGAGTTAGTTGGTGAAGCCTTCCGTAAAGGTCTTGAGGTTATTGACGCTATGTGCGAAGACGGGGAGAAGACTGTTGTTTTGGAAAGCGATCAAAGTCGGTTTGACTTGCATATTTTGAAGGGGGCATTTGATTTCTTGGACTGGTTGTACCGAAGAAAATTGCCCAAAGTGGTAGCTGATGCATTGCGACGTGGCAAGAGTAAGGGCCGCTCCGCATTTGGCACGCTGTTCACTATCTGGTACACTATGCAGTCAGGAATGCCTGACACGGCTGTTGGGGATTCTATTATCAATGCTGCCATGTACTTCTATATACACGGCATTGGTCGCAAGTGGTTGATCATTGTGTGTGGAGATGATACCGTTTGCGTTACTACTGATCGCGAGATTGCTAGGCTTGGTGGTCGACACGGCATTGAAGCCGCTTACACTAGGCTGGGCATGCAGGTGGAGTGTATTGTCCGTAAGGACCCCCTCTGCGCTGAGTTTTGCTCAGCACGTTTCTTCCCCGTTGGTGAATCCTTTGTCCTGTT